GTCCTCAATGGTGCTTAGTCGCTTCTGTTCAGCTTGGAATGCCTTGAGTGATGCGTCTGAGTCTCCGAACATCTCTACCCAATAATCAGGGAGTTCGGCTATCTCAGGTTCACTTTCTGGTGTTTCAACCTGTTGAGAGCGTTCTGCTTCAATCTCACGAATCCGCCTTTCAGCTTCTATCGCGCGAGTGTGCATGGTGAGAAAACGAGACTTGGGAACTTTGGCCTCCTCTACTTCAACCTCTTCTGTAATTTCAGTGGGTGTAGATTCTACCGTTGGCTCAACTTCTGGTTTGGGTGATGACTCTACTGCCAGTTCAGGTGCTTTCGCTACATCGTCTATTGGTGTATTGAGATGTTCCTCTGTCAATTCGTTTGCTGCCTTCTTAAAGCCACGGGGGCTTATATTTACTGTGTCCATATCTGGTTACGAGGGTTTACTTGCAAACCCTTAGAAAAGCCTTTAGCTGATACGAGCGGTATTTACCTTGCGGAGGGGACCACTTAGGGAACCCATATTCTCCTGATAATATCTAGCGACTTGTGTACTCCTTCGCGTTCTTGTACGCGCTCCAATCAAAAGAGTCCTTCTTGCCACGCATTTCCGCCTTCTTCTTATTGCGGTTTAGGGCACTATCAGGATTAGCTTGGTTATCTACGTGTGAGACGCCAGAGAGCTTGTCTGTAAACCTCTTAATACGTGATAGTAGTTTTGGTGACTTAGTCATAGGTTTATGATAAATAATGTCAAATGGTTGGGTAGTGGTACTAGAAATGAATTACCCTATTGGTACTGAGCTTAATAGTGCGGAAGACTGTTGTCCCATTGCGTCAGGGTTCTCTGGTGCTATTGAGGTATCCTCGTCTATGGCATTAGTGCCTACGCCTATTGGTGCCTGTACCTGTTGTGAGGGAAAGTCTGGGAAGAGTAGCTGTGGCGGAAGTAGTCCCTGGACTATCTGCTGCCACAGGAGTGTCTGCTTAGCTGCTGCCATTGGGTCAGCGAAGTCTAGGCGGGTGTATAGCTCTGGTAGTCCAATAGCGTTACCTTCCCACAAGTCCATTGCCTCGTTACGCTCAGTGAGTGGGTCCTTGGGGATAAGAGAGCCTTCCTTCACTGTTACACGTACCCTGGCACTGAAGTCTGTGTTGCGAATCATCATGGTCTCAGCAGCACCATTCTGTCCCATTCCCTCCACCATATGAGGTTCATCGTAGTAAACGTACATAAACTGTACCCACCAGTTGTAGAGTGAGTCTGCTACTTGCTCAATGTACTCAGTTACACCCCCACCAATACGTGAGGAGTCTGTCTCTGCAACCATAATCTTTCCACGAACAGTGTCCTGCCTCTGTAGTCCTTGGGGGGTAGAGCCTGAGATACCGAAGATGTTACGTAGCTCTGAACGTGAGTCTGTAAGCTGGTTGTATATATCACTTGGGAGTGCTGGTGCTGCGTCACGTTTCCATGCAGTATTTATGTCTCCTGAAGGAACCCACACTGTGCCTCCCTTGCGTAGGAATGTAGCTGCTTCTGCTGCTTGTTCTTTAGTGAAAGCATCTCCCGAAGCTAGTGCTCCGTTGTTTTGACTATCAGCGTTCTTATCTATCTGGCGGAAACGCTTGTTAACCATGTCCTGCATAGGGACGTTCTGAAGTATGAGGGAGGTATCATCGTGTGGCTTGTCTCCTACAGAGAACACCGCGAGGAACACATAGGGAGCCATTGGCATTGGTAGATGGTTCTTTCCAACGATTTGCTGTGTCTCTGTTTGCTGGGTTATAGGGTTGGTGCGCTCTTCCTCACCATCATAGTTCCAGTTGGGGTTCTTAAACTTACCGAGAACTGTAGTCTCTGTTGTATAGAAAATGTCTGTGCCACGATACCACCATTCAGTAATCTCTATCTTGGTACCCATCTTACCATTGGCAATAGCTTTAATCTCTTTCTCTTTCTTAGGGAACATCTCCAATAGGCGTGAGGCTGAGAGCTTCTTCTTCTCTCCAATGTACTCGCCTGTGAAGTTTCCTGCATCGTCAATATGCCCGTCCTTGTCTAGGATAAGGTTCTTTGGGTTGATTACGGTTGTGTCTATGTCGTTCAGGTCTGAGTTCCATGTAGTCTTCCAACATCCAAGACGATAGAGAGTCCAGTGACGGGTACCACGCTTGAGCTTCATGCGTAGCTTTTGCTTGTCTGCCTGGTCTACGAGAGCGTTCTTTATGTTCTTAGCAAGAGCGATGCCTTCAGGTGAGTTTCCTGCGGTAACGAGAGGGTCGGGGTTTGCCTTGTTAGCAATAGGTAGGAATGTCTCAACAGCCTCAAATATCAGGTTATCTACTACATCATGTCCATCTATTATTTCTAATGGGTCAGTCTTTTGCTTACCTATCCAATAGTCGTAGGCGAGCTTCTGGGTAGGTTCAATATCTCCATAGTATGCTGCGTACTGGGACTTCCACTCTTTGGTGAGACGGATTACATCTCCATCATCAAAGCTAGACTCAAACTCACTACGTGGTGTCTCTCCAAGACCATCAGCTCGTACATCAGAGACTTTATTGTAGTCCTGCATTAGACCCATCGCGCCTTTTACGGCGTTATAGATACCTTGGGCGTATGGATTGGCTTCGCTCATTGTTAGATACGACTTTGACTGTCAGCCATTCGGTTAGCGTCCTTCTTTGCGCCCACAATATCCTTACGTCGAACAATCTTCTTAGCGATGTGTTCTTTCTTCTCTTGAGCCTTTGACTCCTTTTTCTCGTGGGATTTCATATAGTCTTATAGTATTAGTATTGTTGTGGTGTGGTAGTGGTACGGCTAGCTTTCATAACCTTTTCCCACCGTTACCTGCCCTGGTCCAATGAAGGTAGAGGTGCCTCCACTAAACTTGTCCATGCCTATTCGCCAGAAGACGGTGGCACTTGCGCGGTGGTTCCTACCGCTACGTACCCACTTTATGCCCTTGAATTGGTTAGTAGTTGGGTCTGTAATCTTGATACGACTCATATTCTTCCAGTCTAGCCAGTACTCATACCAGTGATTCTCGTGTCCCTGAAGGGCTATGCGCTTATCTCTGAACTCGTCCACAATGAGTTGCCATGTTCTGTTTAGGTCATAAATTACTTGTCCCTGGTCTTTTCTTTCTCCCCACCTGAAGAGCTGGTTGGTCTTTCTGTCCTCTCCTGCATATGCCTTGAATACACGACCTTTCCACTGTTCCGCGAACTTCTGGGCACCAATGAAGTCACCTCCAGCGTCAATGATGGCTATAGCATTGGGCCATCTGGTCATAAAGCCATTAAGCTCCCTATAGTCTGTTGAGTCTCCGTGATGGAAGAGTCCTAACCTCTCGTTGCCTATTACGAAGTCTATGCGTAGTCCTGTGTCTATACCAATTACAATGCGCTCCTTCTCGTCTGCTACCTGCTGGTTGTGGGTGAGGTTTTGGAAGATGTGCTGTTCGGTGAGCTTTGCGTCTCCACCTGCATACGGCAGCCCTAACACATAGTTATAGAAATACTCTGGTGTCTTTTCCTTGAAGTCGTCTAGTATCTTACCAGCACTAATCCAGGGACACATGAGCTGGCTAATCCAATAGCCTGAGAAAGACATACCCTTCTTCTTTGCATACCACACTCCATTCCTGCGGTCATCGTCTGAAAGCTCCCCTTGGCATTCCTTACACTGATAACAGCGTCTCTTGGGGTCTACTGAGTCAGGCCACGACAGGTACTGTAGCTCTTCACAATGAGGACAAGTAATGAACCAATGTTTTTGGTCGCTTAGTTGCCATTGTATATCTACACCGTAATCAGGGAGAGAGGGGTGCGAGAAATACCATCTCCAGCCTCCTGCCTGAGCCTGTAGACGTGTCTCGTATTGTTCTAGCACGTCCATCTTAGATGCATCCACCTCGTCATGTACATTGAGTTGTGAGGCTACCTGGGTAGCTGCTTTCTGTGTCCATGTACCACGATAGTATATGGTGTTATCCCCTACTCTCTTGGAGGTTACTGAGTCATGGTCTTGTACCCACCGCTCAAAAACAGGGTTCTGGGCAATAATACGGTTAATCTTACCGCCAGCCATATCATTAACATCTGCATTGGTAGGGAGTGTATACACAATGTCCTTACGCAAGTATTTAGCTACCCAGAAGGTCTTTATGAGCATTAGGGTAGTAAGTCCAATCTGTGGGGCTTTGAGTACTACTTGGAGAGGAGACATATCTTCGTAGATAGCCTTAAGGAAAGCTCTGTCGCGGAACTCTACAGGGAAGCCCTGTTCATTCTTTATACCCTCTACATCAACAAAAATGCGGATATTACGTGCCTTCAGTTGTTCCAGTAGTTCCATCTAGTGTTTGTAGGTATGCTTTCTCTGCTCTTTCTAGAGCCTCAGTGTTAACGTTTAGACTTTCACCCTTCGTGGTTATGTCAGTCTCAGTCTTCTCGTTGTATCCGTGTTTAGAGAGCATAGCGTTGAGTGCCTTGGAGGTGTATAGACCACCAAGTCCTTTATTTACTAGTCTAATCTCTTGTTCTTGTTCTACATCCTTGACGAGGTCGGAGAACATGGTATCAGTTTTGCGCCACTCGTACACTGTATCCTTGTGAATACCTAGATACTTGGCTAGCCCTACGATAGATGGGAGTTTTACATCTATGTATGATATGGCTCCTTTGTTTGTGAAGTTGATAGTGTCCTCACATTCAGCT